GCCCCGGTCCCGGCGGTTCCGGCGATCCTAAACGTCAAGAATCCGACGAATTCATCGAGGCAATCGAGGCGTTACAGGGCGACACGAACGCGTGTAAAATCGCCGTTTGCGAGGGCGAGGTCGACGAGGAAAAACCCGAATTGATCTCGTTTGCGCCGAAAAACTTTGACAAGGATTTCGACTCGACCAAAAAGTCCGTAATCGAAACAATTTACGCCGCGTTCAATCAAGAAATGTTTGCGCGACTCCGGACGGGTTCAATCGGATTCTCCGGGGACCTTGCAAACGACGTGAAAAAGGAGTATTGCGAACAGGTAACGAAATACCAACGTATGTTGACGAGGGCGTATAACCTCGTTTTCAGCCGTTGGGAACCGGACGACAACGCCCCGTTTACGGGAGTTGCCGACGTTGCCGTCGAACCCCTCATTTCATCCGTAACAACCAACACCGACGAGGAAAAATGATTACCACGAATTACCCTCCCCTCATTGTTCCGGACGACATCCGGAAACTCGCCCGACCTTGCGACGTCGACCGCGACATCGCGGAACGGGCGATCGAGGAGGCAACACTCCTCGACATCAAACCGAAAATCGGCGAGGCCCTGTACGTGAAAATCGCCGAGGCGGTCCCGACTCCGGAACCGACGCCAACGCCGGAACCCGAACCCGAACCCTCGCCCGATCCGGAACCGACCCCGGAACCGGAGGAGGAACCCGGGCCGTACGACCTCCTCCTCAACGGCGGGGATTACACCGACCCGAACGGGGGTGTTCACGTTTTCGCCGGATTGCGCCGCGCCCTCGCTTATTACAGTTGGGGCCGACTCGTCAAAACCGGGACGAATCATTTAACCCGGTTCGGATACGTTGACAAAAACGACGATTACTCACATTCGACCGAGGCAAAGGAACGGCAAATCGCATATCGCGACGCATTTTCCGTCGCGGACGAGTACATACAGGAATGTTTCGTCTATATGCAATATTTCCCGGGCCTTTTCCCGGAATACAAGGGTAACGGACGCCTCAAGTCGTACCGGACCCGGACAAAGATTATCGGAAATTAGACAACCAATTCCACAAAACAATGAAAGTAAATACCCACATCGGCGGCCTCCTTTTGGCCGTTTTCAAATCCTCCGGGGTTGCAATCGAATTGTCCGACATTGAAAAGGCGGTCCTCTATTTCATTACGCCCGATTTCCGACTCGTCGGCGTCGAAATGGACCCGTCCGAGGACCTCGAAAAGCACGTCGCCAAACTCTCGACGTCCGGAATCAGTATTCGCGGAAAATACCGCGCGTTTGCCGTGGTTGACCTCGCCGACGACGGCGGGTCCCTCATTACCCCCGTAGTCGAGGCGTTCGACCTGTACGAGGACGGCAAATTCGGCGTAATTGATTTCGTGTTCGCAACCTCCGAGATCACATCGACCGTTCGCGGCTATTTCAGCGCGGCCAAACTCCCGAAAACCAACGCGGGCGGACGCCTGTTCGCGTGGAACGGTACAACCAATCAGTACGACGAAACCGAAACGGTGTTGTCCTTTGTTGCCGTAACGGACGTTATGTCCGCAAGGGACCCCGAGGAACTCGTCCTCGACATCCTCAAGGCATACGACGTCGCAATCGCCGCCGCCGAAACCGCGTCCGACGCGGCCGAGGCCGCCAACGAGGCCGCCGAGGCGGCCAATACCGCCGCCGAAACGATCGACGCAAAGATTGACGCCAAAATCGACGAATACCTTTCCGTCCTCGCACACGCCGACGCGACCCTCGCCGAGGCACAGGAAACCCTCGGAAAGCGCGTCGACGACATCGTATCCGGCGAAACCCTCGTCGAGTCCCTCAATGTTCGCAAACTCGGCGTTTACGGCGACAACAACCTCGTTATTGTCGGTTCCGGCGCACCGTCCGCGAAACCGGATCGCGCGGGTCAATTCTATATCGACACCACGAACAACGCGGTTTACAAGTCCGTCGACAATACCGCCGTTTCCGATTGGAAAACGGTATAATATTAACTCCAAAACCGAAACACAATGTATTACGTCAAAACAGGTTACGGTTGCGGACTCAAGGTATCCCTCGTCAAACCGGGCGGGGCGGCGGTCGATTTGCGCCGGGTCCGTTACATCGGCGCGGTATTACACCGACCGAACGGACAAACAATGGTCGTAACGGACCTCAATTTCGACACATTGACGAACAATGTATTTGTCCGCCTCCTCCCGTCCCGGGAATTGACCGCCGAGGGCGATTACTCAATCGTTTTCAACGTCAAGTTGGCCGACAATACAATGTACTCAACCACCCTCACGGCAATTGTCAACGTGGACGACAACAACGAACCGGGATTCAACGAGGCAACAATCGCCCTCGCCCTAACTGTTGTCGATTTCCCGTCCAACGTCGACGTTACCGGGTGTTCGCCGAAAGTCGGTCCAAACAATACGTGGTTGGTGTACGACGATTCCCTCGGGGCGTATGTCGATACGGGCGTTGACGTCGGTTATTCCGAACTCACGACCCGTTACGATAACGTTTTCGCGGAGATCGTAACCCCGGCCGTCGAGGCGACACAGGCCGCTAACGACGCCGCCGCCCTCGCCAACCAAAAGGCCGGACTCGCCAACGACGCCGCGACCCTTGCAAATACAAAGGCGGGCCTCGCGAATGACGCCGCCGCCCTCGCCAACGAAAAGGCGGCCCTCGCAAATCAAAAGGCCGGACTCGCCAACGACGCGGCCGCCGCCGCAAATGCCGCCGCCGAGGCCGCCGGGGCCGTTGCCGCAAATTTGCCGGACGAACTCGCGGTCCTTTCACACGCCGACGCGACCGTCGACAAGAAAGTCGACACCCTCGCGGCCCTTGTTATCGGGATTATTTCCGGAAAGGTCCTCGTCGAGAAACTCAACGTCCGCAACCTCGGCGTTTGGGGTTCAAATAACCTCGTCGTCGTGGGTTCCGGTGCGCCCTCAAGCAAACCCGACCGCGCCGGGCAATTTTACATTGACACGGCCAACAACGCCGTTTACAAATCGACCGGAAATTCGGCCGTATCCGATTGGAAAACCATTTAACAATTATTCATTATGCAAGTCAACAATTACGAAACAAAGGCGGCGTACGACGCCGACAACACCCGGTCGAAAAATTCCTCGGCCGTGTCCCGTATTGTCGAGTCCTCGGAGGCCGTAATTGACGGTGTGAACGTCGTTATTACCGACAAGAACGCCGCCGGAGTTGGCGACCTCGTATGTAAGGACGTCGTCGCCGGAAAACTCGTTTTCATCAAGGCCGGAACGGTCAAGAAAACCCAAATCCCGTCCAACCTTAAACCCGTTGCGGAGGTTTACGGCCGCAAGGGCGACAAGGTGTTAATCGCCGCCCTCGAGAATTTGTCCGCCCGTTGGGGACATCCTTTCGAGGTCCTCGTTTCCGGTATCAATCCCGCCCTCGCCGGAACCCTCGCAATTACCGTCCACAACAACGGCGAATTGACCGAGGAGGTCGACGTCGAGTGGGCCAACGACGCAACCCTCGAGTCGATTTGTGCGTCCATTAACGCACAGTTTCAGACCCTCACGGACGCCGACGACAAGGCGTGGGTCGCGTCCGTCCTCGGATCGCAAATCGTCCTCGCGCATAATTACTACCTCCGCGACACCGTCGACGAAATCACGGGAACCGGAGGCGGCGCGGGCGTGTCGTATGTCGAGGACGACCACAATTGGCAGGTCGAATACGCGTACCTCTCCGGGACCGAGTATGTCCGCCGCAACAACGGCGTTCATTCCTATTTCGCCGGGGTCAACAAACGTAAATTCGTGAACTATTACTCGACGAACGGTTCCACCCCGTCCGCAAACGTACCCCTCGGTTCCGACACGATCGTTAACGAAACCTCGTTCACGAACTCCGAGTATTGCGTCGACCTCCGCGCAAAGTACGCAACGTACGAGGAATACCTCCTCGGCGAACACGAATTGCAATTCCCCGGTTGTTTCGGTGCAATCGCCCGCGACGGAAAGGCCACAACCGACCTCCTCGCGTCCCTCAAGGGGACCGTCGTTCGCGGGGCCGACGAACCCCGTTTCCCGGCGGCCGCCGCCGCGAAAAATTACTCGGTCGAGAACGCCCCGGAAATCGGTTGGTGGTTGCCCTCGGTCGAGGAAATTTTCCTCCTCCTCGCGGACCGTCGCCGCAACGCGTCCGACGCGATCGCGGACCCGTTCAACGACACCGCCGTTGCAATGAACACCGCAACCGCATACGGCGAGGGTTGGTATCCGTGGACCTGTTGCGAGTATTACAGTTACAGCGCGTTCGTCTTTAACGGCTACATCGGCACCGTGACCAACTACTACGCCAAGTACGGCACGCCCACGGTGCGCCCCGTTTCCGCTTTGTAAAAGGGTTCGGAGTTTTTCAGTTGGCGCGGCGGTTCTCCCCGCTTTGCCGGGGTTGACCGTCCGCGCCTTTCATAAAATCGGAAACAATGACAAGACCAAAAACACGCCTCTCGATTATCGACAAACTCGACGTTCTCGGTAAGGAATACCAATTCTCGTTGAAACTGTACACGGTCGTTGAGAATTTCGACCGGAAATATAAGTTTACAGTCGGCGACCGGATTATTATTGCCGAGGAACGCGCCGAGGAACTCATTATCGACGCGAACAGGACCACGGACCCCCTCAAGGCGGCCGGGTATATCCACGACGCGTTGACCGAGTTGGAAAAGGTCGAAACCAAACTCCGCCGGGCAACGGCCCTCGGCCTGTTGTCCTCGGATACCGAGGGGTTGTTATACGTGGATTTGGACGACATCAAGGACGACGCGAAACATTGGAGGTCCTACTTTTTGAAAGAATCAAAACGTCAAAAAGGGGGTCGGGATTCCGCCGGGGAACAACACCCCGCCGGGAGTGAACCCACAAAATAAGAATTTGAGAAAAGGTCCGGCCCCTCTCATTTAGACGGGTCGGAAAACTTGCGAGTATAACAGTAACAACGCGTTCATCTTTAACGGCAACAACGGCAACGTGAACAACAACAACAAGTACAACACGAACACGGTGCGCCCCGTTTCCGAATTTCTCGATTCAAGGTCGGGAGATCCGGTGTTCGCGTCCCTTGTTTCCGAGTTATCCCTTGCGTACCGGATTTGTTTGTCTAACAAGGCGAACACCCCGCCCGCATTAAAATTCCGACTCAACGAGGCGGAAAACCTCTCGTCCCTCATCCGGGACGTATATTATTTCGAGTATGTCCCCCGGCCGTCAATTGCGTTCATCGTAACAATCCCGTGTCCCCGGGAGGTTGTCGCGGCCGATTTCCGGGACCGAATCGTTCATCACTATATCGTTATGAAACTCGAACCCCTGTTCGAGGGATTACAGGTATTCCACCCGGACGTGTATTCGTGTCGGGTCGGCAAGGGAAACCTCGCCGCGATCGAACGATTGAGGGACCGGATTTGGCGGGAATCCGCCGGGTACACCCGCGAATGTTACGCGGCCTCATTCGACATCCAATCGTTTTTTATGTCAATCGACAAACGGCGGTTGTATGACGAACTCGTCGCCCTCGTACAAGAAAATTATTTCGATTGGGACAAGGATTATTTGTTGTACCTCATCCGGGTAACGACGTATAATTCCCCGACGGAACACGCGATTAGACATTCCCCGTTGTCAATGTGGGAACTCCTCCCGAAACACAAATCGTTGTACAATTTGGAGTGGTTCCTCGGACTCGCAATCGGGAATTTACCCTCACAAATCGACGCGAATTTCTACAACGCGCCGTTTGTCCGGTGGTTGGTCGCCGTTGGCCTCGCCCCGGTTAATTACGTCGACGATTTTTACCTCGTCGACCGGGACAAGGAAAAAATCCTCGGCGCAATGCCTCACATCCGTAATTACCTGTTGACCGAACGCGGTTTGACCTTACATCCGCACAAATTCGAGTTACAACCCGTCGAACGGGGTATCAAGTGTTTGGGCGGTATCGTGAAAGACGGCGAAATCTTTGTCAACAAACGGACCGTATCGCGGTGTTATCAAAAAATCCATTGGTACAACGAGGTTGTCGGAACGACGCACCGTAACCGCGCCAAATGGGCGGAACATTACGTCGCGATCCTCAACTCGTACCTCGGGATTATGTCGCATTACTCGTCCGCCGCAACTCGTCGCAAGATTGCGGAATCCGTGTTGTCCGTTTGGGAGGGATATATCGTATTCGACGAGGCAATAACAAAGGCCCGTCCCGTATCGAAATATTGTCAGTTGAAACGGGCGCGTTTCCACGCCCGGATTAACCGACGGAATGATTTGTCAACCATTAAACAATTTCAAAATGAACAATCGAGAATCAATCGTTCGTCGAATTGACGAACTCGAGTCCGAAAACCTCGGACACCTTGCAACAATGGCAAAATCCGACGCACACGCGGCCAAGTGTTCCAAACTCGGCCTCTCGTTCGCGGAAACGTACCCGGAGGACCTCGCGGAATATCGCACCGCAAACGCAACCCTCAACGCCAACGAGGAGGAAATCGCCCGCCTCAAGGAGGAACTCGCAAACCTCCCCGAGGAGGAACCGGAACCCGTCCCCGGACCCGAGGAAATGTAAGACCCAATAATCGAGTGGTGTTATGAAAAAATGTGCGCCTTTCGTGTTTTGGGTTTGCCTTGTAACGGCCGTCGCCCTCATCGTAACGGGATTCATTGTCCCGCCGACCGGGGTTATTGACGGTTCCGTTATAACGGCCGTTGGCGAACTGTTCGCGTTTGCCGCCCTCGGAGAATTACCCGAGGTTATCCGGACGGCGAAATCCGCAAAGATAACCGCCGGAAACAAGACAATCGAAATAACCGGGGACGGCTCGGGAAAACAGGACGCCGACCCGGAGGAAAACAACTAATATCGTACAAAATTATGAAATCAATTGTTGTTAACACGGACAAGTGGTTACACGCCCTCGCGTCGGCCCTTATCGTTACCGCCGCGTTCCTCATTCTCGCCGGATTGGGGGTCAAGGGTTGGATCGCCGCCGTCCTTGCGGTCCTCGTCGGGGCCGCCGCCGGAGTCGGCAAAGAATACATAATCGACGTTTGGATTCAGCACGAAACCGCCGAGGTTGGCGACCTCATCGCGGACGGAATCGGCCTCGTCGTTGGCCTCATTCCTGTAATCCTTTTCCTCATCCTGTAATATGATACGGAAACCGATTATCCTAATCGACAACGGACACGGTATCGAAACTCCCGGTAAACGTTCGCCCGACGAACGCCTCCGGGAGTATCGGTACACCCGGGAGATCGCTTGCGCCCTCGCGGACTGTTTACAGGCCGTCGGGGAGTCGGCGTTCCTCCTCGTCAAGGAAATAACCGACGTATCCCTCGCGGAACGAGTCGCCCGCGTTGCGGCCTATTGCCGCGAATACGGGACCGGAAACGTTATCCTCGTATCAATCCACGTCAACGCCGCCGGATCGGGCGGAAAATGGTTGAACGCGCGGGGTTGGTGCGTCTATACGTCCCCCGGGCAAACGTCCTCGGACCGCCTCGCAACGTTCCTCCACGGGGCCGCCGTCGAGGAACTCCAAAAGGGCCAATACTCGAAAACCGGATCGTTTGCCGCGAATCAAAAACCGATACGCGCGGATTGGTCCGACGGGGACCCCGACCACGAGGCGGGATTCTATATGTTGACAAAAACGCCCTGTACGGCCGTACTCACGGAAAATCTTTTTCAAGATAACCGCGACGACGTCGATTTCCTGTTGTCCGACAAGGGCCGGGGCGCGATCATCAACTTGCACCTCGAGGGAATCCTCAATTACTTAAAAGACATCCGGAAATGAACGACGAAAAACGGTTCGACCGTTCAACCCTAATCCTCGCGGCGATCCTCGCCGCCGTTGTTGCCTTTTTGATTGGCCGGGGGACCGTTCCCCGGCCCGTCGAGGGCGTTGTCGAGGTTCACGACACGACAACGGTTGTACAGGTAGTCCACGACACGTTGACACAATACAAGGACCGAATCGTCGCCCGTCGCGACACCCTGTATTTGCCCGCCGTCCGCCCGGACACCTCCGGAGTTGTCCCGGCCGAACCGGATTCCGCCGAGGTCGTCGTCCCGATTGAACGGGTCGTCGTCGAGGGCGAACATTACACCGCAACCCTCGAGGGATTCCGACCTCGCCTCGTCGATATGGAATTACGACTCCCGACACAAATTATAACCAACACAACGACCGTAACCGTCCGGAAACGGTGGGCGTTGGTCGTCGGTCCTCAAATGGGATTAGGTTTGACCCCGGAGGGTTTACGGCCGTATGTCGGCGGGGGAGTTACGTTCGGATATTGCTTTTGAGAAAATATTTGTACCTTTGTTCCGTTCAATAATGAATATTGA